CAAACATGACCGACACGATAGAGACCCAGAACACAGAGAAGACCATCGAAGAGATGGTTGGTATCTACATTAAAATACGTAACCGGATCGAAGAGACTGAAGAGCGCCACAAGTCGGAGCTCGAAAAAATCAAGGAAGAATACGACATCGTTAGCCAGCACCTGCTGGGCATATGCAACGAACAGAACTTAGATAGCATCAAGACCCCTGCGGGTACTGTTTCTCGGCGCGTACAGTCGCGCTACTGGACTAGTGACTGGTCTCGTATGCACCAGTTCATTCTTGATAACCAAGCGCCGTTCCTTCTGGAGCAGCGTATTCACAACGGTAACATGAAGCAGTTCTTAGAAGAGAACCCGGACACTCTGCCTATCGGACTTCAGGCGGATCGCAAGTTCGTTATCCAAGTCCGCAAACCCACAAGTAAGTAAGGAACTACTATGACTAACGTAACCATCTTCAAGAGCAAGGACGCTGTCACTTCGACAGGCCCCCGAGAGCTTAGCGATTTTGCTAAGTCCCTTTCTACTGGAGGCACGACGAGCCGCCGCATCCAGACCAACACCAACGGCACCTTTAAGCGCATCATCAACGGTGAGCAGATCGGTAACGCTGTCCGTGGCGAGATCAACGTCATCATTCTACATGCTTTGCCTAAGGTCTCACGCATCTACTACGCAGAGAAGTTTGACCCTAACAAGGAAGCAACCCTGCCTGACTGCTGGTCTAACCTTGGTGATAAGCCGGAAGTGGCTGCGGCCAACAAGCAGCACAGCAACTGTGCTGGCTGTCCTATGGACATCAAGGGTTCGGGTGACAACGGTGGTCGTGCTTGCCGGTTTCAGCGCCGCATCTCGGTCCTGCTGGCTGATGATCCATCTGGCGACGTGTACCAGTTTAACGTCCCGGCCAAGTCCTTGTTCGGTAAGGGCACCGGTAACGTGCATCCGTTCGAGAGCTACGTGAAGTACCTAATACTTAACGGCGAAAGCCCGGATGCCGTGGTTACCAACATCAGCTTCGACTCCAACGCTGACACTATGGAACTACTGTTTACCCCCATGCGCGGCGTCACAGACGAAGAGTACGCAGGTGTTAAGACTGCTCAGGCGAAGCCAGAGACTAAGCGGTACACCATGATTACGGTGGCCCAGACAGATGGCGTTAAGAAGCAGCCCCCTGCTGTGGAAGTTAAGCCCGCTCCCAAGGTCACCCGTAGTACGGAACCTGAAGACGATATCGAACTGGACGCCCCGGTTGAACCCACGAAGCGTGCTACCAAGAAGCAGGAAGCCGCACCGGTAGCCAAGAAGGTCATGTCTGACATTGTTGATGCTTGGGGCAAAGACGATTAACCATGATTTATGGCTATAGTGCGAGGCTGATAGAGTTAAATAAGAAGGCAGACGCACGCCTGCTTGGTGTGCGACTGGGTAGGGCTTGTATGAAAAACAACGTCCCTGTGTCCCTAGTCGCCGCCAAGCTGGGCGTCAGCAGACAGACGGTTTACAACTGGTTTTGCGGGACTCACAACCCCAAGCCTACGGTAGGCCGTCAAGTTCTGGCCTATTACACCAACATCACCACCTCCAAATAACAACGCCTAACAAACCCCTCAGTGGCCGGAAGTGCAAACTTCCGAACGAGCACCCATGTCCGAATTTGATCTCCTTACTACCGTGCAGCCCACCGAGGGGTGGTTCGCTGTGCTTGGTATCAAGGGGAAGGGGGACGTACGCCAGAAGCTTGTAGCTACCCGCGAAGAGGTAGACCAGCTAGCCACCGACTACATGGCACAGGGTAGGAACGTATTCTTCGGCGTTGCCAAGTACGAGACAGACGAAGGCCGCACTAAGGATAACGTGAAGGCCATCAAGGCGTTCTGGCTGGATATCGACTGCGGGGAAAGCAAAGCCGAGGTTAATGAAAAGACGGGGAGGCCAAGTGGATACCTCGATCAGGCTACGGGACTGCAAGAGTTAAAGCGGTTCTACAAGCTGGTCGGGGTACCCAAGCCAGTCCTCGTCAATTCGGGGCGCGGTCTGCACGTATACTGGCCGCTTACTGAGGCGGTTACCCGGGAACAATGGGAGCCTGTAGCTGACCGGCTACGGGAGCTCTGCAATATCCATGAACTCTACGTTGACCCAGCAGTCTTCGAAGTGGCTCGCGTGCTGCGTATACCCGGCACGTTGAACTTCAAGGACGACCCGGCAACAGAGGTTACTATCATAGGGCAAGCCGAGCCGGTTGACTTCGAAGCGTTCCGTAGCCTGCTGGGTGTCAAAGAGAAACCCGTAGCGCCGCCCAAGCGGGAACTAAGTGAGCTTGCCAAGTCCATGATGGACAATACCATATCGGTGTTTGGTAAGATTATGCGCCGCAGCCTGAAGGGTGAGGGATGCAAGCAGCTTGCTGACAGCTACCAGAACCGGGCTACACTGGATTATAACCGCTGGTTCGATGCCCTATCTATCGCCCAACGTTGCTCGGACAGAGACACAGCAATACATAAGTTATCTGAAGGTCATCCCGGGTACGACTTTGCGGCGACAGAAGCAAAAGCAAACGAGGCTGGAGGACCCCACTTCTGCACGACGTTTGAACGTAATAATCCCGGTGGCTGCGAAGGCTGTCCGTTCAAGGGCAAGATCAAGAGCCCTATCGTACTAGGCAAGGAAGTCCTCGAAGCTACAGAGAAAGACAACGTAGTAACCGAGGAGCCTGAGGAAGAAGGCGCGGCATCAACGGTACATAGAATACCCAAGTACCCGAGCTCGTACTCAAGGGGCAAGAACGGTGGCGTCTACTACATGCCACCTGATGATGAAGGTGAACTACAGGTTATCTATCCAGACGACCTGTATGTAGTGAAGCGTATGGTGGACCCAGTAGAGGGCGATGTAGTGGTTATGAAACTGCATATGCCGTGCGACGGGGTTCGAGAGTTTGTCGTATCTAACAACATCGTAACGAAGAAGGAAGAACTGCGCGGCATACTGGCCTCACGTGGTGTGATGTGCGGCGCTAAGCAGTTCAACAGAGTAATTGACTATGTAATCGCAGCTGTAAGTGAAATCAGATACAAAGGGAAAGCAGAACAAATGAGACTTCAATTTGGTTGGGCCGATAGAGACAGCAAGTTTATTATCGGTGATAGGGAGATTGGCATAGAGGGTACGTACCACAGCCCGCCGTCTTCGGTTACTAGGAACATAGCAGCCCATATGACCCCCACGGGTAGCTTGGAGAAATGGAAGGAGGTCTTCGCGTTGTACGGTAGGCCCGGTCTGGAACCCAATGCGTTTGCAGCGTTGTCTGCCTTTGGTTCTCCACTGCTTAAGTTCTTGGGTCAGAGCGGTGTCATCATCAACCTTATCAACTCCTCCTCGGGCACAGGCAAGACTACTGCCCTGCATATGTGCAACAGCGTCTACGGTCACCCAAAGATGCTTTGTGCGGTTAAGGCGGATACTTTGAACGCTAAGGTTATGCGTCTTGGTGTCATGAACACGTTGCCCTTCGCGGCGGACGAAATGACCAACACAGAACCTAAGGACTTCTCTGAACTGGCTTATTGCATGTCGCAGGGGCGTGGTAAGGATCGGGTTAAGCAGTCCGCTAACGAGCTGCGGACTAACCTGACTTCGTGGAACTGCATATCAGTTTGTAGCTCCAACGCTTCTTTCTACGAGAAGCTACTCACACTGAAGAACAGCCCAGACGGCGAGATGATGCGTCTCATGGAGTACAGGATCGACTACTCTGATGCTATCGACACGGCGATAGCCAAGGAGATGTTTGACCACCAGCTTATGGAGAACTACGGCCATGCCGGTGACATCTACGCCAACTGGCTGGTCAATAACCTAGAAGAGGCCAAGGCAAGTGCATTGGCTACCCAAGCCAAGATTGACCGGGAACTCAAGCTGACGCAGCGTGAACGTATCTGGTCGGCTGCTCTGGCTGCTAACCTTACTGGTGGTCGTATTGCCGTTAAACTTGGTCTGATCGACTGGGATATGAAGGCTATCTATAAGTGGGCTACTGATAAGTTGAAGGATATACGGGGTGACGTTACGCCGCCAGTAACTAACGTCGTGTCCAGCATTGCGGAGTTCCTGAACAGGCACGTACAGAACTACATCTCTGTGAAGGACGAAGCAGACGGCAGGTCTGGGTTTGAAAACAGCCCTTCGCAGGAGCCTAGGAGCGAGCTTATGATCCGCGTGGAGCCGGATACTAAGAAGATGTACATTGCCGTGAAGCCGTTTAAGGCTGACTGTGTGAAGTACCAGATCAACTACAAGGACACGCTCAAGGAACTTAAAGACAAGGGCATCCTAGTTGGGATGGAGAACAAGCGCCTATCAAAGGGTATGCAGCTGGTAACGCCGCCTACGTATTGTATGGTACTCAATACTATCCACGGCGAGTTCCTTAACGTAGAATCTTTTACACAGGCACACACCCCAGATGCAGGTGGAGAAGGTTAACTACGACATCAACTGGAAAGCGTTTAAGCGGGGGTACTCGTTCTTCATCCCCTGCCTAGACCCTGTACGCGCCAAACTAGAAGTGCTTCGCACCACAAAACGCCTAAGGTTAACGGTGATTACGAAAGTGGTTATCGTAGAAGGTGTAAGAGGGTTGCGCGTCTGGCGGATGTAGGGTAGTTTTACC